GCCGATTCGATCGATGGCAGCGGGATTTGCCGCTTCGACCACATGCTCGAGGACGTCTTGGCCCAGATCCGCGGTGAGCATCCACAGACGGCGCTGATCGCATAATGCAACAACTTAGTGCGACAGCGAGTCGAGCATGAGTGAGCACGACGAAGCCATCGAATACCTGCAGTCCCTGTTGGGCTGGGCATATGGCAAGTGCATATCCTTCGGACTGCACAACTCATCGAACCCGGACACGGTTTTGAAGATGGATGAGATCAAGCTGTGCCTCACCAACCTTCGAGGCGGTGACAATGGAGACGCAAGTCAATGAGCGAACTGACTTACCACAAAGCGCCTAAGCATGAGGACTACCTCATTGAGACGGCCGGTCACACATTCCGTTGGCTTGCTGTAGAGCCTGGGATTCACCGTTGCGCCGGGATCGAGGATGGCGTCGCGCTTGCGCATTGGAATTGCGAGGAGCCGAGAGGCAGAGGACAGGCGGAGGGCGGCTGGCTAATTTCGTTCGCTGACCTCGAAGCATTCTATCTTGCTGCCAAGGCGCGTAGAGATGCTGTCAGCGCAGGAGAGAAGCATGAGTGATATCTGGGACCTTCACATTCCAATGGGTTTGAAGAAGCCCGAGACAGCCGCAGAAGTCAAAGAGCAGAATACCTTAAACGGTATGCGGGCGGCGATTGAGCGAGGACAGAGGGATAGCGCCCTCATCCGCAATGCCTTGAATACGGCGCGCTATCAAGGCTGGAGCGGAGAAGACACTTACGTCTTTCTGGCCTACCACGCCTTGCGAATGCTGGAAGACCAATGGGAACGCAACCTGGAATGGTCTCGGTTATCTCCCATGCCGTCGCCGATACTGGTCAAAAAAGACCCGCTCTAACCGTGGATTCGCCTCAATGACCAATCTAGCGCCCTACTGCCCTACTTGCATGGGTCAAGTCACTATGTGGCACGAAAGCAATGGATATGTCTTCCAACATATTTCGCAAGTGTGGAAGTGCCTCACGTGCGGGACCATAGTTGAAGCTCAGATTCCATGCATCATTCGACGTCCGGACCCCACGACCGGCCAGCAGGAGGGTTAGTGGGCTACTTCAGCAATGGTACCGAAGGCGAGTCCTACCACGCGCAATACTGCGCACGATGCGTCCATGACGATAGCTGTTCCATTTGGCTCCTGCATATGATGCACAACTACGATGAGTGCAACAAGCCACAGAGCTTTCTGCACGTTCTGATACCGCGCAGCAAGGATCAACTCGGAAACGAGCAGTGTTCGATGTTCATTGCGAGACCGGAACCGCCACCGACCTCCCGGACCATGACTCATTGCGATCATTGCGGCATGCCCTACCACGGCGGCGCATGCTCACATCTACCACAGACATCAACTCAATCGGAGGGCGATCGTGAGAGGTAGAGGGCGTTGGTCCGAATCGGTGACGGACGACGAATATAGGGCGCGGCTCAAGGCCAAGTGTCGTATTGAACCATTCACTGGTTGCTGGCTCTATCAAGGCTTCGTGCATAAACCGCCGAATTCCTACGGGGATATGTCGTACCGCGGCGTGAATACCCGCGTACACCGGTTGGCCTACGTCCTCTGGAAGGGTCCAATCCCAGAAGGCCTGGATGTCTGCCATACGTGCGATGTGAAGCACTGCTGCAATCCGGAGCACTTGTGGGCGGACACAGCCAAGGCCAATATGCAGGACGCGGCTAGGAAGATGATCTGGTCGCGGCAGCATCAGACGCATTGCAAGAGCGGCCATGAGTTCACGCCCGAGAACACCTACCGCAGTCCAGCCACGCCGAACAAGCGGCGTTGCCGAGAGTGCGATCGGTTGAAGAACAAGAACCCGAGTTACGTCGCGTGGCGACGTGAGTATCAGCGCCTCAAACGAGCGAAGAAACGAGCTTGAGTCCAACTATCAGGAGATCCTACAGAGTGAGTGGTATGGAAGTAACGCATCCATGCATCCCGGGGTGGAGACTCATGGTAAAGGGGATATCGGGGCCGTCCCGACGTGCCGGAAACTGCGTCCGGCCTCACTCCATAGGATTTCCTGATCAACCAGCAGGTGACGAATGAGCGAACCCGAGAAATGCATATCGGTCAATATTGGCATTCAGTGTGAAGCTGACCATGACCCAGATCAATGCATCGATGGCGGCTCTGGGGCTTGGATCAATCGTGAGCTAACAGAAGAACAGACTCTCTTTCTGGAGTCGATCGCCAGCGAATTGAATGCAGATCGATATTCGCCCAGTAAGATGTCCGTGTCGAGAGTGGAAGCGTGAAGAATGGGAATCGTGGATGGCGAAGCGCAGCTAACTCAACCGATGGGGATTCTCTGGATTAGCATTGCGATCGACAGAAGAACGATAGCCACAGGTTGCATTGCGGGACCACCCTTCCCCGCTAAAGCCAGAATGCCCATAATGAGGGCAGCACCTGCAAGAATAACGACAATGGTGAACATTTTCTCTCTCCAGGGAACAGGGGCGCGAAGGCCCCTGCTCTGTTAGGGAGCGGCAGGCGTATTCGCCGTGACGGCATCGGCCAGTTTCTGATCGGTGTCAGCAAGTGAGTCCGAGAGCGCTTTCAGCGCGACGGGATCCGTGCCGGCTGCATCGAGTTGCGCTTTCAAGCCTTGCAGTAGCACGATTGCGGACTCGGCCACGGTCTTGGTGGCAGCGACTTTGGCCGTTAGATCATCGAGGGATGCACTCATGGAATTCACCTTTTGCAATATGAGCTTCAGAAGCTCGTGGGGGGAATTGGAGTCGTCGTGGAGATAAACGTCGATTCTCATAATTGCGGCACCACCTCAGCGATCAACGCGTTCAATTGGTTGGCGGTTTGCTCGCATTCGCCGGCCGCAGCGACAAGGAGTCCTTCAATTGGTGCAATGCCGGAAGGGTCGCCGGTACCAGGAGTGCCCTGTCCACTACCGGCTTGGGGCACTGCATTACCGCTGGGGGTCGGACGGGCGGCGAGGACGAGCAACTGCTCGAGCCGGCGCACACGAGTGAGAGTGCCATTGCGGTCAGCAGCGATTTGAGCGTTTTCAGCATTGAGTTTCTCTACGGTCTGAGCATTGTTCGCGGCCACGGTTTGAGCCTTCTCCAACTGGCCTTGGACGGCCTTTACGACGATTTCCTCTTCCTCTGCCTTGGTCTGCCAATTCGCCGCCTGTAGGCGCGCCAGGGCGGCCTTAGGCTGCAATCCGCCGGCATACCAGCCGCCACCGAAGATCAGCACGGCTGCGGCCAGGTAAGGAGATAGTTTCAGGAATAGCGCGCTCATGGTGCAGCCCCACCGTTATGATTCGGATCGGATACTCGCTGTCGGGCAAACCAGAAATTCATGAGGCTGCCGACTGAGCCACTCAGAATGCCCAGTAGCGTAATCATCATATCGTGATATTCCCCGGGAACCTTCACGACGCCGAATAAGAACAAGGTGAGCACGAAGAAGTACCCAAGGATGAAAAGAATCGACAGAGAGGCTTGGAAGTAAGCCGTAGCACGGTGAGTCAGGAGATATAGACTCATGCAACCAAGCCGCCGGCTCCCACAAACGCCGCGCGCAGATCCACCAGCGCATTCTGATGCTGCCCATAGCGATTGCCGGGCGCGGGGAATGAGGCCCAGATGTTAGAACACTTCGCAACAGCCTCATCGAACCGCCCTGCCATCATGTCGGCGTAAGCGTGCTGCTCGCGGATCATCTGCACGGCAATCAAGTCCTGCGAGCGCGGGCTGAAATCCGGTAGCCTCAACTGGGCTTTGTACGCATCGAAGTAGCGTTCGAGGATCTGATAGCGGCCGGCGGCGCTGGAGATGAGATCGGGCCGCAGTTGGATCTTCAAACGCGGGTGATCGGCATACGACGGGAAGAGATGCGGATTCTGCGGCGTGCTGCCCACAAGCGCGTTGTAACCATGGTCTCCGATATATTCTGTGCCTTCCGATATAGCGATCATGGTCAAAAAGGCATCGAGGTTACTCATGGCGCCCTCTTGATCATCACAAACACGATCCCGATGAAGAGTTGCACTGCGAGCATGGCGCCGAGGCCCATCCATAAAAACTTCTGGAGGGCCTCGACTTTCTCCACCAGAGCGCGGTGAGCCGTCTCATATTCAATCCGTGGCATGAAACGGCTTGCCGCATCGGTCACCATGGCGCGCATCTCATTGATAGCCGAAAAGCGCTTGTCGTTGGCATCTTCAGCCTTGTCCACTGCACGTTGCAGCGAGGCGAAGCGCGACTCCATGTATTCGCGTAAGGTGACCTCATCAGTCATCTAACAGCCACAGGCTTCCTGCAACGCCTTCAACAGCGCCTTTACATCCTGCTCCGTGCGCGAGAGGGGTTCTTTCGCATCAATCGTATCGACAATCGATTTGGTACTCGGTGAGAGTGAGTCATACATGCTCGGGTCGGTCACCGCCACTAACAAAACAGCAGCATGCTTCTGGATTATTCCGCCGGCTCCCATATTACTTTCCTTTCGGTTTGGGTTTATCGAACGATTCAGCGTCAAGATTTCCTTGCGGCCCACGCGTATAATCTCCCGGTAAAACCAGTCCTGCGCGATGGGCCACCACAGTCCAGTCATCGAGCTTCAATTCTACCATGCGGTATTGGCGCTCCAAGAGATCGAACTGGCGGGTGTAGCTGGAGCGCTCGGCGATATCTACGCCCATCACGACTCCGCAGGCGCCGATGATTGCGACCAATAGTACGACCACGAGCAAGGTCGTTCCGCCCAGATCAATACGCACATTATTGACATTCGCATGCTCGGCCGCATGAATCTGCGCCGCGACTGATTTCACCGGCTCTCCAGCGTTTCCGGATTCTGCCCGCAACTCCTTGGCTGCCGCCTCGATCTTGTGTGCCACACCATCCAGATGGAGCCACAATCGCGCCTGCTTCATCTGCGCCGATTCCTGGGTCGGCGCAGGATTTTCCGTGGGCAGATCGTGCTCATCGGTCACGAGGTTATATCCCCTTTCCTAAACCGTTGGCGCTTGGCGCGCGGAATCGCAAGTTTAGTCATGACAGTCTGTAATTCGATATCATGAATGAGAATGTCCTCGTTGTAGGCGGTCAATTTAGAATTGGCGCTATCCCTCCATCTCATCAGGTCCTTGATGTGGACTTCCATCACAATGACTTTGCGACTCGCCCCGATATAGCCTCCTAAGCCGCCTGTGATGAAGGTTAGAACTGGAATCAACCATTCCGGCATTTCTCTCTCATTTTATAACGCCCATGTCGCGCGTCATACGTGGCGGATCTGTCCCTGCCAGGAAATCGTTTTGCCAGACATGCCGGAGCCGCTGATACCGACCTGGAGTTTTCCGCTATTGTTGATACCGCCAACAGTATAGGTGGCGTTGGTGTCGCCCCGTATCACCCACGCCCCTCCTGCGAAAATGATCCCAGAGAGCTGCACAGTGCCTGAGCCGCCCGCCGTAATGGTCCCGAAGAGATCAAAGACCACTACCATTCTCTCAGTAGACCAGGTGATCTGAGTCAGAAGCGCCGAGTTTCCTGAAGTATTGGTCTGCGTACAGAAAGGCAGCCAGTATCCCGTCTCAAACGCCTCCTGCACCGGGCCCCCGCTGTAGGCGAAATCAGGGGTGCCTGTGTTGGTGATCCGTTCGGAAATCAATTCTGACTGACCACCCACCGAAGATACGTAAACTACCCGGCGCCCGTCGATCTGCACTCCACCGCCCAATTGATAGCCGGCGGGAATTCTGATTGCAGTTGCCGTACTTTGCGATTCCGTAAATCCCTGCACCGGAATCTCTACTGTGACGGCATTCGATGCAGCTGTCAGGACCACGGTATTATTACTGGCGTCGAATCCACTGAAATTATTAGACCGCCCCAGCCGACCGCCTACCCATGAATTTGCCGTGATGGAGATGGGCTGATTTCCGGCGGTGCTAATAAAATCATTGGCATCTATATTCATGACGACGTTGCCGGCGCCCACCCCACCCAGGTTCATGGCAGCAACGCTGTTGGTCTCGAAGTAGCCACCTGCCCAGGTGGCGCCCAGAATAGAGCCGAGATTCAGAAATCCTGTGCCGCATTGCTCCGCTGAGCAGCCGATCCAGGCGCACCCTTGGACTCCATTCGATACCTGCCAGCCAATCGAGGCGCCTCCGCTGGGAATCGCGCCGATGGCCCGACAGCCGAGAAAGGTCCGGTCATTGATGTTATCGGCGAGTGCGAAACTTGCATAGGTCGCGCTGCCCGCTCCGGACTGTTGAAACGAGGTGCATACATTGTCCCATACTGAGTAGAAACAACGGGCATCTGAGACCGCAGTGTAGCCGGTGGAAAAATAGAGATTCTCCAGCTTACAGCCCAACACGAAGTTGAATAGGTGCAAGGCCAGGCCGAAGTTGATGAAGTTGACATTGCGGATGACATCATGGTCGTGGAGAGTGGTGGCCAGCTCATTCCCCAGGCCAAAATTGGTGGCCCCCCCTTTGGCTACCGTGCTGTAAACACCCGTACCGGTCTCGAACATCGCAGCCCCGGAGCTGAAATTCCCGTTTCCTGTGCTACCTGAGCCGAGTCCCGTACCGGTGAGGATGCAATTATTGCCCTCGATGATGATTCCGCCGACACCTGTGGTGGCATTTCGACGCTGCGGGATATACACAACAGACCCGATCATATAGGTCGCATTCGGCAGGAATTGGATTATCCCGCCGGTAAACGGTACTGAATCCAGAGCCTGCCTCACGGCAGTCGACATGTCTGTCGTGCCGGGTGTCGTATTCGTGCCGTAGCGGTCCACGATACCCGGTGCATAGGCGTAGTTCGTGGGTATCACCCCGGCGGAGATCTCGGCGGCAGTGCGGGGATTGAGTAGCGGAATCAATACGTCAACGGAGAATGTCGAATTGTATTGTTGTATGGACCAGATGACGGTACCGGGAAGGGTGGGATCGTTCGTGTCGGGAGATGCGAAAATGACCTTATACGGGGGAAGTGAATCATCGAGCCAAATCTCCGGGAACAGGCCGTTCGCATCGGCCTTGAGCGGATTGAGCAGCGGAATTTGCAGCGTGCTGTCGGTGTAGATCGGCTGTAACGTCGAGGTCTGGTACTGGAAGAATTGCAGGAACGCTCCGGAGATGGGAGCATTGCTCTTATCCGTTGCCTTGAATCGCGGCGGCGAAAACAAAATTGCCATCGTTCACCTTATGGAAAATAGAGTCCGTAGCCTTTAACCGGCAGGCGACGTGAAGAAATTCATAAAGAAGCCTGGTCAATACGCGCCGTTCCTGCGCGAGCCGCCGCCGACGTTTTCGTTTTGGCAGGACCTCGGCTATAGCCTCGCCTTTATCGGTGCGATATTATTTCCCGTTGCCCTGCTGATCGGGTTGATTGCCCTGCTCTGCTCGTACCTGTAGGGCGAACTCTTTTAAGTCGGGATCATTGGACTGCGCCGCGCGATTCAGTAGAGCCGGAGCAGCGCTCAAAGGCGCTTTCGTTGTTGTAGCGAGCCATTTCACCGCATTAGGGTTGGTCATCAGACGTGCTATGAGGTTAGACGTCGCCACGGAACCGGCGATACCGCCCGCGACCGGAAGATTGTGGCTGAATAACGCGCCGGTAAAGGCTCCAAAAGCGCCGATCTGCGCCATGGCCTGCCCTGTACCTGACGGATTCTTGAACACGCTAGAACCGTCGCGCAGGTTGGAAGCGACCTTCGCGATCTGATCCATGTTCTGCCGAAACGCAGGTCCATATCGATCGAACAACGCCGCTTTGGCCTGCGGAGACATCGTGTTCCAGTTAGTCAGGAATGTCTCGGTGCTGAAAACTCCACCCGTATCATCCTGCACGCCGGCCTTGGCGCTTCCCAGACGCCGCAGGACGGTCGCTGAGAGAGTCTTTTGCGCTTCCTCGGGCAGACTTTGCATGACGGCTCGCAGAGTTGTGGCGCCCTCTCGTGTGCCTGAGGTGACGGCTTTGTAGACCGCCTCAGGCCCTCCATTCTTGTCGATAACAGAACTCAGCATGTCCAGACGTTGCATGCCGGCTCGGGTGTAGTTGTTGGCGCGTTGCCATGCTGCTGTCGCATCCGGCCCGGCAGCCTGCGCCGCGCCTTCTAGGTCCGAACTCAAGGCCCCGTAAAGTGCTTTCCACTTACTACGGGGTACATCGCTCGTCATGGTCCAGTCAGAGAGTTGATCACCAACGAGCGTCCGAAGTTGCTTCACCGCTTGATAAGGCAGTTTCCCATTGGATTCATCGACGATCTGCTGGAGTTGATCGATCTGCGCTTTGGTCGAATTGATCTGCGGAATCTTTGACTGAGCGATCTGAGTAGCATCCTGCGCAGCGGCAGCCGCATCTGCCGCGCGCGCGGGGAAAGGCGAATAGCGGCCTGGGATCCTGGGCTGGCCCGGTACTGGAACGAAATCGTTAGCCCGTCCAATCTCGTCATTCGCCTGAGCGGCGAATTTTCCGGCCTCTTGGGAGGCGAGGTTCCGGGAGTTCCGTAACGCATCCAGCTTTGAGAGAGTTTTAGCTAGGTCATCTGCGGCCGGCGGCGGAGTATTCAGGTCCGCCTGAAGCGCATCATTGATGCCACTGATCTTGGCGTTCTTGAAGAATTTCGAGATATTCGGCGCACCCGGAATCGAAGCATTCAGTTTGGCGAGAGCGGCTTGCGCGTTAGACACGTCGACCGGCGCGGTTTGAGAAATGTGCTGATCAAGGTGGTCATATAGCTGCTGCTGTTTGGCCTTGAACTGGTCGATGAAACCACCTTCCCCAGATATGCCCTTGGTCACCGCACGACCAGCCTGTTCGCCACTGGCCTGGGGTGCGAGGTTATCGGCGATCTGCCCGATCTTCGCGCCGATCTGGTCCGCTTGCTGCTGAGCCGTGCTCACCATCCGACCGGCCGCGCCTGGGGTCTTGGATAAGAGTGCCTCCGTAGCCTGTGCGATTCGACCTTGAGTCGCCTGTCCGACTGTGGATGTGGTGCCTGCTGCCTGGAATGCCTGAATATTATCCGCCATCGCCTGACGTCCGGCTTCGCCACCGCGAACAGCCCCGCGAGCTATCCCACTCAACGCTGCCGATCCAACGCTCGGCGCCAACGCGCCGGCCACCCCCGCAACAGTCTGCCCTATTGGTCCCGCGCCCTTCTCGGCTGCGATTTGTTGTGCTCCGGCGCCGGTGACACTCGCGGCCAATTGTTGGCCCGGATTGGCCGCTAAAGCAGAACCGACTACACCCGTAATCGCATTACCGACGCCGATTCCAGTTGTGGCACCACCTAAATTGCGGACAATCGCATTCGTAACGCGCTCCGTAGCATTACGCGGCTGCGGGGTAATGGAATCAATGCCCGCAGCGATCGTTTCTGCAGCGGGTGTCATTACCCGACGCCCAGCTCCCAAATTTATCAATCGCACGATAGTATCCGTAGGCAATGCCAGAAGCGACGCCGCTCCTTTAACGAACTCACCTGTCTGCATAGCTGCCGTGCGTCCTAACTCGTGCAAGACTGAAGGGCTTTCCGTCTGAGTCGACGGCGTCGAATCATTGACGATTGGATCAGATTGCCATGCAGACGCTGCAGAAGGGATTATTGGATCATCCTGCCAACTCATCGCTTCGTCCGCAGCGTCCCGTCAGGGGCCGTGTACTGCGCTCCGGAGGGCAGTTTCGCGTAGTCCGCATCCGATTGAATTTTGACAGGAGCCTGGGAAGTGGCGCCTGCGGTCGTGGGCAGTCCTGTCTTGCGCGCGAAGTCGAGCAACGTCGCGTTCGGATTCTTCGACTGCTGCAACTGCGTGATGTCGTGCTGCGTGAAGGGAATCGCGGTCTGCACGTCGGAAATGATCCGGGTAATCAGGTCGCGTTGGGCTGGCGCCAATTTCGGATTCGAGAGATTTGGCTCGATGCCCTTCTCGATGATCTGCCGTGTCTCGGCGAGTTTGCGTAATTTCGTGAGCTGCGAATCACCCTCGTTGAGCGTGATGCTATCCATCGAATGCGTGATCGAGCCATTGGGCGCCAGGCCCGCGGTTTCGATCGTGGAGAGCGAGCGCGAGACGCCCGCAATCATGGTCTTGTAGTCCTGGGCTTCCTGGCTCGTGACTTTCTGGGTCAGCACGCCCTTCACGGAGTCCATGAGGCTATGTCCCGGTTGTGAACTCCCGAACCAGCCGGTGCTCGTGCCGGCGGGGAGCTCGGCAATGTTCCGCAGTGCCGTGACTGCCTCATTGGCAGATGCCGCGACGCGGTTGAACATCACCGAGCTGCGAGAGTCCATGCCGGCAGAGGTTGCGTTCGGGTCGTGCGGACCACCGACAATCGGTCGTAATGCGCCTGGGTTGTTGGGGTCGCGCTCATAGCCGGCCGGAATGCCACGCGCCTGGGCTTCGAGGTCCTGACCGCGCATGGTGACACCACGAGCCGCTGCGGCCCGGCGATCTTCGGCCGCCTGCGTTGCCTGCTGCCGAGCATTCTCGGCCGCGATCGTGTTCTGGTTGCGTGCGAGTTCGCCGCCGGGCCCTTCCTGCTTGTAATGATTCTCGATCATTGTCTGGTGAGCTTGGAACTGCTTGTCAGGGTCGACCAGTCCAGACAGAGCATCCTGGGCGACTTGGGCAGCCTGCTGCTTCACCATATTGGGATCTTGGGAGAACTTCTCCCATGCCCCCGGACCGTGAACGGAATCAAATTGCTTCGGAAAATCGGGCGCGACCTGTTGTATCGTGGCCAACGGATTGTCCGAATTCGCCACCTGTGTAGCGGCAATGTACGTTTGCCGGTAATGGTTGGTCAGATCGGCCGTACGCGCAGCGCCGATCTGAGTGGAGGCCTGCACGCCTGCCATGCCGCCACCGGCCTTGATGAGATCGGATAGCGAGGCGTTGGGATTGGCCTGCAATGCCTGATCGATACCTGCTTGGTCGCCCTGCGCTTTCTGCGCTTCCTGTAGCTGCAGGGCTCCGAGCTGCCCTTTCTGCTGCATGGCCTTGATGCTCTGCGCCTGAGCATAGATGTCGCCGAGATTGATGGGTTCGTATGCCATCAGCCGTATACTCCGCCACTTGCCGGACCAAAGCCGCTGGTGTTGGGCGCGATCGCCGTAGCCGTCCCCGGGTTGAGATATTTGTAGAGCAGATAATTGCTCGCCAGACCATTCGCCGTGTTGCCGATCGTCGAGCCGATGCTTCCATAAGCGGAGGCGCGCGCATTACCCGCACCCATGATGGCGGCACTGTTCTGATTTGCCATGTTGGTACCGGCCGCCTGCGTGGCATTCGTTGCTGCTTGCCCTGAACCCGCAACGCCTTCCAGGTTACCCACATAGTTCTGGAAGTTCTGCGAGGCAAGACCCGAGGCATATGTCTCCCCCGCTTTGACGGCAGCCCCGGAGAGCAATCCTCCGCGCGCAGCTGCAGAGCGATTGATCGCATCCTGCCCCTGCTGTTGAGCAAAAGTGTAGTCTGGGGCAGTAGTAAATCCGGAGAAGTCGGCTTTGCCACTCCCCTTGATTGTGTTTCCGTTGGCATCGACCGTATCCAGGCCATAGAGCTTGGCGATCTGATCCAATGCGCTGGCACCCGTGGTGCGCCAGGGGGCCTGATCGGCACGCGTCTGGTTGTATTCAGCGTTCTGCTCGGCAATCGAGGAATTCGCGGCTGACCTGACTGCGCCCGCTTGCTTATTAGCTGAGTAGACAGCAGCCCCGGCCCCGATAACCGCCGCGGCTCCAACGGCTACAGCGACGCTACTCATGATTGTCTTCCCACTTGGAAAGCGTGTCGATAATCCACCAGAATTTCAGCGCCTGCGGGGATTTCCTTGAGAGAAACCAGTTCAATGGTGCCGCCTTCCGCTCGTTTCATTTGCGCATTGGGGGCAGATCCATGATTGGCATAGCGTCCCGCAGGAGTCCTTTTGCCCCCGATACGGACAGGTGCGATCCGGCTTCCTGCGGCAATGGATTTTGTGGCCAAGAGGCCGAGTCCTTGAATCGAAGAAGGTCCGACCCGAACAGGATATTCACCAGGGAATGGAATCTGGTCTGATTCATCCTCAATGAGAGGACGGAGTGCGGCCTCATCGATGCCATGATCTACTAACATTCGCCCATATAGGACGCGCTCTTTGACCTGCTCGCCAAGCCGCAGCAAATCCTCTTGGGACTCGAAAATATCGGCCTCCAGCTTCGCGATATCGCGCTCTTCCGTGGGATTCGGATGCACCGTCTGCGCGACCACGTCGGTGACGGCGTAGACCACCATCTGATAGCCGGGTTCTGTCATGATCTGCGAGGGAGCGCGAAAGCCTTCCCGTGTCCCTCCCCGGTGGATCAGCACGAGATCGCCTTTCAGAAGCTGACAGACATGTCCATGCCGATGAATGCGGCCAATGATGACCGTCTCAGCCGGAATCTCGATTTCTCGGATGTAGAGGCCCTTCTCGAAGCGATGCTTCAGTGGACATCCCGTTTGCTCCATAGTCAGGAACTGATGCGTGAGATACGCCAGTTTCTCGTTCCAGGTGAGATGCTGAGGGAGCTGATCCCATTGCGGCACGATACTTGTCAGCATAGTGTTGGGCTGCGAGCTTCTGAAAGCACAGCAGCTTCTCCATGTTCGCGTTGAGTTTCTTCAGTTCGGCGATGATCGCCATTTCGAATTCGGTCATGGGTCGACGCGTACCTTCAAGGTTCCGGAAGCCAAATCGAGTGTTCCACCTGACTCATTTTGAAATCGCACCGCGACCGTGTTTGTCGCCGAGACATCGGCTGTCAGGGTAATTCCTTGGAGGTCGAGCGAGAATGAGGCGCGGGCAAAACCGCCCAGGGCTGCTCCAGTACAGGTCACTGTCGTGGTTATTCCAGCGCCATCGGCCAGCGAAGGCGGGTCATAGGTCGCGGAGCCCTGCAGGACCGTCGAAAGTTGGGCATATCGCGCGTCCCCTTCGGTCTGCGTCAGATAGACGGGATGTGGATCTGCGGCTGCCACATGCGCCGCGAGGGCGCTGGCGGCATTGGCCGCGACTACGCTATCGGCAGTCTGAAACGCCGTCGTGACGGCCGCGTCCCCGGCAGTAACTTCCGTATCCCGAGCAATGGAACCTGGAATATCACTATCGCCTATGGTCCCAAAGGCCAATGCCCCACTGCGGCGCACCAGAAAACGATCGTCGGCACCCGCTACAATATCCGCAGGCTCTCCAGGAGAATCGACGTTTCGTCCAATGACACTCGTGGGCGCGCTGTCCCTAAATTTCTCATCAGTAACTGCTTTGGGCGCAATTGTGATCGTGGTGACCGAATTGTCATCGGGCTTGACCTGAACGTTCCTGGTCCATTGATCCCAACTGCGCTGATCATTGGGAAAGACCTGTGGAGCTCTAAGTGGCATCGTTCCACAACGCCTGGATTAGGGTGCGCCGTACCGGATCAGAGATGGAATATCGGTAAACGCGGTCCAGCGAGGCTCCAAGTCGGTTCCAACGGGCAACACGCTGGAAATCACCGGCCTTTCCGAGTGGGCGCCGCAACTCTACCCCGAAGGTCCGGCCGCCGTCATCGCTCCAATTCAGCATGACCTCGGGACTGGAGCCCTGCCCCGTCGTAAGCCCTACGCCATTGTCGAACACGAGTTCCAGCGAGCTGTGCCAGATCGGATTATTCCCTTGGGCAATTGCCGGAGCGGTCACACTCGAGATCAGCGGCTGATCCCACTCAGTAAAACTGTCTGGAGACAGAATGCCCAAGCGGTTTGACAGCCGATCTCCCACCAAGGTGACATTGTCGCCGCGGATCACAAAGGCTGAGCGCCAGTTCTTCTGGAGATAGCTCTGGCGCTCGTGCCACAACTGCGTGGAGATGTCGTAAACGAACGTTCCTTCCGCGTAGGTGAGTCCATACATGGAGTGGCCGTTCTCGATCCAGGCCATCCCCATGCATTCCTGCGAGGCAAACTTCGTAATCGCCTGTTCAATGGCAGTTGTTGAGACGCGCACCGGCGTATAGCCGTTGATGCGCCGGATCGTGCCATCATTGGCAGGAAAGAAAATGGAGTTGTCGATCTTCGCCGGTCCATACTTGGACGTGCAGCCAATCTCCATGTAGCCCGAGGCCGTGCGGGTCAGGGGGAATGCGGCATCTCCTGAGTCATACCAGACTTCCGTGCTGTCGCGGCCAAACAGGAATACTTCGCGGTGATCAGTGATTCCCACCACCACATCATCGGGAGAGGCTTCCGCTGAGGCGAAATCCAATGCGTCCCAGGCCGAGAAATCAAACGGGGTGTGATTGACGTAGACCCGTCCATCACCGGGGCCGATGATCGCATAACCATCCAGAAACGTCGTCCATTCGGCACCTGGGAAGTCAGGATCCGCCATCGGCGTAACGGTCGCGCCATCATAGAGATAGGACGGCCCATTGACCGTAATCAGGACCTGGCTCCCATCGCTGTCCATGAAGACGGGACCGAAGCCAGGGACAGACCCCAACTCTGTAACACCACCACCCGAATAGATTCGATAGAGTTTGGCCCCCGAAACGACATAGACCATCTGATTGACGCGCAGACCGCCGCGCATCGGGCCCGTGCCCACTGTCAGATAGTCCTTGATGCCGAAACAACAGACGACGGCGGCAGGAGTTTTCGCAGCCGGCGGTGCGGACTCAAGGTAAGCATTCACCATGCGCTGAGCCGATAGGGGACGCGAGATGTGCTGATAACTCTGCGCGCCAAAGGGAATCTGCGGCATCAGAAATACTCGGCTCTCACCGGCTTGCTGACGCGCATGGGAGCTAGAACCTTGCGCAACCGTCGTTCAGCGGGGCTGGCGGCGGGAAGCCCCAGGATGCCCTCCTGAGCAATCTTGGTGCGCTTGGGCTCCGGCAGTATGAAATCATCTACGAGCAAAGCTGCGACCATGGCGCTGATGATGTCGTCGTACAGCTCATCAATGCCGGCCTCGAAGTCGAGTGTCACGATCTCGAGCGCTTCCAGTTGCTTTTGCAGCGAGAGACAGCGTTCCGCGATCAGATCCCCGTCCTCCGCTGACAGACTGTTGCCCACCGCCAGGACTCCCAGCTTGCGCGCCACCCGTTCCTTCATCAGTGCAAATGACACGGACACGGAACCTCCCGGAATTCAACAGTCCTTTGGCGACAGAGGCTGGGACGTCCTTGCACCAGCCTTGTGTAGCGGCAATCGAGCCGTAATCGGGGAAAAAACCCGACCACGCCTCGTCCCCGATCAACTCAACGATCATCCGTTGGCCATGATCGGAATCAGATTGAACACTCCGGCCGCCGGCGTCGTCGCCACGGTCGTGACATTGATCTGAACTTTGGTCCGCGCGGTTGTGACAATCGGCGCAGGAGAGATTCCCCAGAACGCCGAACCCGCGCCGGATCCCGTCGTGATGGACGTCACGATATCCGTGGTCGTGCCGCCGGCCACGAATTGGATCTTGTAGACCAGAGCCGATGCCGCCAACGAGGCGGTACTGACTACAAACCCGATCACGGTCATGTTCTCGGGGATGTAGCCCAACTCCACGATATCACCCACATCATCAAGGGAGGTCGTGGCAATGCTGGCCGTGAAAATGGGGGCCTGAAGGCCGGTCTCGTAGGGCTTCGGGCATTGGTGCGCAGCCGATGCCGCCACCGCTACAGTCGATGCAGTCATATCAATCTCCTAGATGGTGGTGGATCAGGCGTCGCCAACCGCTGAAAAGTACCCAGTGACAATTCCGTTATCCTTCGGGGTCGTAGTATCGTCAGCCGCTGTTCCGAAGCGGATCTTGCCGACGTCATAGATCTGCTGGACCGCAATACCATTTTTGGCTTCATAGTCCATTTCTTGCGTGCGTGTGTTCCAGCGCTGAGCGAGTGCATAGCCGAGCGCTTGCGCGCCACACAGATAAACTTCCCCAACGTCGATTGAGGAAGCACCGAGAGCCAGCCATTTATTCTGGTTCAGTTCTGGAATCTCCCGCACGATCACGCCGTCCCAAATGATGTCGCCATCGGTAAAGAGCGGATTGTCCGTGCCACGCTCCAAAGCGTACTGGCGGGACTGTACGATGTTGGTATCGAGCTTCAGATCGCGGAACGGCTCCGAGCCGGCGAACATGACGTACCATTCCTCATCCCCATTGACCTTGATCGGACGAATTTTTGGAGTTGAGGATTTGGCCAGCCGCTTCATGACTGAGACGGCCGAAGCGGTCAGTTTGTCGTTGGTGGAGTCAACATTTCCCAATGCGGTGGCGAAGGTTGCGCTCCAGTTACTATTCGCCGCGCCGAACAATACACGGTCCTTGTTGTTTGTGACCCAAGTGCCGAGAGCCGTGGCGTTGGCGGTCTGGAAAGCTGAAGAGTTGCCGGAATAAGTATCCGGACCTGTACTCTGCCCGGCTCCAGCCAAAACTGCATCCTTTGAGCCCAATGCCGCGAGAAACTTATCGCGGGTGTGTTCCATCGACCAGTTCATCAATGCTGCCTTTCCAGCATTGCGCAAATCGACTGCAGTGACCTGCTCTTCATACTCCGCCACCACGACGCCGTGACGGTAGAGGTTGACCGTGAGCGGCCAGGAGCGCTGGCTCAGGTCTTCCTCGAAGCCTTGTAGCGTTTGGTTGTTCTTTTTACCTCCTCCGTGAAGCTTGTTGATCAACTCGAAATAAATGGTGTCGCCCTTCTTTTTGGTCAAGTTCTCCTTGACCTGGACGATGGCGTTCTCGTCCGTGCCCATGTAGCGCGCGAGTCGGTTTCCGCGGATATACTCCACGAAAAAGTTGTCATCCCATTGCTTGACCCGCAATGCACTGGGGACAGTCGTATCAGCCATTTCTAGCTCCTAGAAGCGTTTCGTAAAATCTGGTTGAGCGGTTTGGGGCCTTGGTAGACCTCTACCGGAGGGGGTGAGGCATCGGAGTTCAGCGAAGTGGGCACGGCCGGTGTGACCTTGCTGTATTTCGCTTCAAACTCCGCGCGCAGTCGGGTCTCGATGTCCTTCTCGAGCTTGGTGCGATAGGCGCTGAAATCGCCATTCACATCCTTCAGCTCGCGGATACGCAGACCTTCGCGATAGACAAACTCAGCAGGATTGCGCTCCTGGCGGATCTGCGCCCAGAGCGCCGGATTGGCATTGGCCGCCTCGACGAAGACCTCACGAACCGCGTCAAAGTCGGTGTGCTTCTGACGGACGATTTCCTCGGTCAGATTGCACCGCTCGATGAACAGCTCTTCGCGGATCTGCTCCTGGGTGCTCTTCAATGCACCCGGCAGGTCGGACCAGGGGTCGACCGGCTGTTTGGGTGTTTGAAGCTCGCGCAGCTTCGCCTCCAGGGCCTGGCGCTTCTCGCGCTCTTCCCGCATCGCTTTCTTGTAGGCGGCTGTTTCGGGAGACTCGACCAGTTGAACTGGCGCGGCGGGGGCGGCGACAGGCGCAACGGGTTGAGCTTCAATCTTGGGCGGCTCGGTGACCGGAATGACCGGCTCCGGGTTTTCCGCTTTCTGCTGAACAGGTGCAGTGGGTGCGGCTTCAGCCGTTTCAGGCTCGGCAGGCGTCGCCGTTACAAATCGCCCTTTTTCATCGCGCGCACGGTCACCGACCAGCTCTTCAATAGCAGCCATACAATCCTCGTCTCGTGAGATTTACGAATCAGCCTTGACGTTGCTGGCACGTGCAGTGATGACGGTCACTGCAAACCGAATCGCCCGTCAGGAGCCGGCGGCGCTCAGGAAATCAACTCAGCACTTCGTGTTACCCGGCGTTCGGCCGCGCAGGTGGTCCACCATCGGCATCGAATAGCCCTTGGCGGGTTTGGGCGTTTCAGTCTTGCCCGTGCCGGGCGACTTGGCCGGCTTCGGAGTGGGAATCGGCGGTTTCATTTCAGTCCTCCAGAGCGGCCAGAATCAACGTGATCGCTTCCTCGTCGTCGCGCTCCTGCTGCTCGGCCAATAGCCGCGCAATCTCCTGATCGATCTCGGCGCGAAAGGCCTCAACCGACTTTCCGGAGAGCTCTGCGAGCGAGCGGAAGTCATAGGTCTTGGCTGGTGGAATCGGAATCGCACCGATTGCCCCAACCCGGATCGGGTCGACCGGTTGCGCGGGCTGCTCGATCTCACGCTGGCGACGCTTCTTCTTGCGCCGGAATGCGGTATCGGCGATGCGATCAGGTGGCCAGTCGAGCGGACCTGGCAGAGCGGTGATATCTGCCCCGCTCGGGGTCAGCACGCCCGCCGTGAAAGTCGCCGTCACGCCCGTCAAGGCAATGACGACATCGCCACCGGCGGAAGGTGTCACAGTGCCGGCGCTGGAAAGCGCGCTGATACCGCTCAAGGCAGTATCCGTGCTCGGTGTCAGCAGCCCGGCGGTGAAGGTTCCCGATTGGCCGCTAAGCGCCGCATTCGTACTCGGCGCCAGCAGTCCAGCCGTGAAAGTGGCTGTCTGTCCGTTGAGCGCGAGGGCTATGTTGGGCGTCAGAACACCCGTGCTGCCCGTCGCGGACTGACCGCTCAGTGCTGTCGCCAGCGAGGGAGTCAGCGTGCCGGGGCTGAGCGTGCCCGTCTGGCCGGCCAGTGCCACCGCGCTGGCCGGCGTCACCGTGCCACCGGTGAAGGTGCCGGTCTGACCTGATAGCGCCTTCGCGAGGCTGGGAAGCAGCGTTCCGGCCGTCCCGGTACTGCTCTGACCCGCGAGCGCGGTATCAGTATTCGGCGTCAGGGTGCCGGCGGTGAACGTCGCCGACTGCCCGATCAGGGCTACCGTGACGTTGCTGCTGACCGCCGCATTCAGCGCTTTCGGCGACTGATAGAACCGTGCCCCACCGATTCCCGGGCTTCTACCCGGGTGCGGGGTACTCGCGATCGAGGCCCACGCGGTCGCTGGCAGAATCTCGAAGACAATCCAAGACCAGACCGGACTCGTGGTGGCCTGGAAATTAACGTTAACGGTGCCCGGTGCACCCGAATTACTCGCCTTGTAGGCGCGTAATCCGTCCGCATGTGATCCAGCGTTCGCCTCGTTGAACGTGTCCGTGCTGGAGGGCGTGTTACTGCCATCATCGTCGCAGCCGATTCCGACGACTTGCGAGCCGGTCAGTGTGGTGGTGACCGTCCCGTTGAAATTCGCGGAGGTCGACGTGCCGGAATTCGATGCCGCTCCGGTTTGGCTCTGTGCCGCGCCGGTCCAGACATCTATCCAGAAGGCGCCATCGATCTGTCCGTTGATCCCCCCATTGTTGACACTGAGGCTGATCGTACCGGTGGACGAGTTCGCTACGAACCCGCGATAGGCGACCGCCCCACCGCCGCTCGCATTGACCTGGTTCGCGATCGACGTGAACGACACCCCGGCGAGTGTCGTGGTCGGGCTCCAGGTGAGCGCACCCCCGGTCGAATCCACGAAAGCGGTGATCGTGATCCACGAGCCGCTTGGAGGTGTGAAGGACGCTGATGTCCCGCTGCTATTGGTCCCGTTACTGGTGAGGTTGCCCGAGGTCGAGGTAGTAGGACTCGACGCGTCCCGGACAATCGCCATTTCAGGTTACCGTGACAGTTGCGCTCGTCTTGATGGCCGCCGACAGCGTGATAGAGCCCTTGAGCATACGGTTCGTGCCAGCCGTCAGACCGGTCTGCACGATCGTTGCGGGGACCTCCAGTCCCGTCTTGGTGCGCACCTCGATCCCACCGCCATCTAAACTGCTGGCGAGGGATGAATAGGTCACCCCGCCATCCATACTCAGCTCCATATCCATCGCGATAGTGTCACCCGCGTTGGGCCAGATGGTCAGATCGGCCGTGGTACAACGCGCGATATCGATCTCGATCGAGACAATCGCAGTGGGGACCGCAATCGGGCCGAAGTTGTGAATTCCCGCCGGATAGGTCGCGGTTGGGAGCACGCTTACGGTCGTCATTTCCCGAGCTTCCGTAAGGCTTCGAAAGCTTTCTTTAGAGCTTCCGCGAAGTGATGTTGCTCATGGCTCATGCGGCACTGTTCCCCCAGCTCTTGACGCTGTATTGCTGCAGTTGGAATCCGTTTCCGGCGTTGCTGACGGACTGCGCGACGAAGAGGTCGAGCGTATTGGCGACCGTGGAATCAAAGCCCGTTCCGACCGCCGGCGCGGTATTGGGCGCCATCGCATTACCGGTGCCCGCCGCGTTGTCCGCAGCTGAGGCGACCTGCGCAATCATCTGGCCATTCCAGTAGGACTGCCCCATGAGTGTGGCAAGCGTTCCATTGCCCACTGACCGACAGGTGAGCATGATTCGGCCATGCGCCGGGATAGTCGTGTGAGCCGTGGTCGTGAGGTTGATCGCCCCGGTGGTGAAGGCAATGACCGCGCCTACCATGATCTGAACGGTAAATGTATCGGGACCTGTGACACGGTTGCTGATGCCGGCATCGATATCGATCTCGAGGCGTCCGCCCAACTGGAAGAAATTCGGCGGCAGCGTGATGAGGCCCGTAGAGGCGGCGGTGGCGGTTGAACTGGTGAGAACCGACTTGGCGGTCGTGTAGGTGTTGTACAGCGTCCCAGCTGCGGTGATATTGACGAGTTCCTGTGCCCAGCTCTGACTAGCCATTGCGTGTCCTCATGCAAGTTGTATTAGAGCGTGGGTCGCATCGTTCACGGGCATGGTCAAGGTGAAATTGCCGGCCGTGACCGTCTGGGAGCCGAAGGTATAGACTCCGATCGCCCGGTTGGACTGCGTGCTGTTGTAGATCAGCACCGTGTCGAATGCAGTAGTCAGGGTGACGGTGCTATAGAGCAGTGAAGCCGATGGCGTCCAGATGCCCGTCGTGCCGCTCGTGGAAGGCGCAGTGGCGTTCGTGACGGTGATGCCGCCTGCGCTATACCCCGTGCCCGAGACCTCACTCGTCGCGCTATAGGCCGTCGTACCGGCTCCGAGAGAACCGGAGGCGAGATAGAGCGCGGCCTTGATGGTATCCGTAGTGGGCGCGGTCAGACTGGTACGCGAGACAATCGTCACGCTTCCCAACTGGTGCGCGCCGAGCATCAGCTCGGATTTGAATGAGCCACAGAGGGCCTGTGTGTTAGCGATGGGACTATCCTCCGATCCGACCTAAAACGCCTTCAATGCCGATGCCTTGTTTCAACGTCACATGCACCGAGCGATGCACCACCTTGCCCAGGAGCCGGTATTCCACGACCTCGGTCCGCTCGTGAGGGTTTTCCGTCACGGAGCGATACGGGCCTTCGAGCTTGTGTTCGTCGAAGGGCACAATCTGACCGTCACCGAAGTCCACGTTGATCATCCGTTCACCGTCGCGCCTGTGATTCGACCGGTACTATCGCGCTCGACCGCGATCTTGCGCGGCTTGGCAGGTTTGGGCTGCGCGTCAGGCTCATTCGCGGCCTGCGTCTTCTGACGCTCGGCGTGCAGTTGCTGAGCATGTTGTAATCCGAGGTCCGCGACCTGTTTGGCATGCGTGGATTGCTGCGTCTCCAGCTTGGAGGTGAGAGCGGTAATGGTCGCTTCCTTCGAAGCCCCATCCACGATCGCGTTGGCCGCGTTCTGCGTGGCCTCGAGCTTCTGAGCGGCAAGTAACTGCAACGCCTTGAGCTCGATCTCTTTGGCGTTGAGCATTTCCATTTGCGCTTCCAGCTCCTGCTGACGCGCGCCGAACTGCGCCTCGAAAGCCGCCTGCTTGGCGTTCAACTGATCCTGCGCTGCCTTCACCTGCACCATCTGCAGTTTGGCCTCGGCGACCTGTTGCTGCAATTGCTGCTCCTGCTGCATCTGCTCCTGGGCTTTCTGCTGCTGGGCCTGGGTGATCTGCTGGATCTGCTGCTCCTTCTGCTGGAGCATCTGTTGCACCTGGGGTGGGATCTCCGTCCCGTCCGGCAGCTTGCCGCTCATCGCATCCAGTACCTGTTGCTTGTTGCGCAGGTTGGACGCCTGAATGATGGCCTGTGGCGGAATCGGTACGCCGCCCTTGGCGAGGTCCACGAGTTGCTGGAACTGCTCCTGTTGGACCGTCACCACATCGGGCGACTCATCGATGATGATATCGACATCCATCTCGGCCACGTTGTTCATCGGCGCACCGGGCTGGGCCATGCCCTTCTGCACGTGCGGATGGTTCGGCGGATAGGTCGAATTCAGTGCCAGGAAGCGCGAATTCTCATCGTCCGTGATCCGTACCCACATCTCACCGGTCCAGAACTGCTTGATGCGCGACCAGCTCGCGGTCATCACGCGTTTCTGCCAGTAGCGTAGGGAGTCGGTCAGGATCCCGAGTTGAATCGCCCCGCCCTGCTGGTCCACCTGCTTGGCGCGACCTGACAGATCGCCTGTTGTACCGAGCAGGGCCTCATTCGGTCCCGTGCCGGAGAGCGCCACAATCGCTTCCTGCAACAGCTTGAACTGGCCTTCCGCGAGATCCGCGTTCTCTCGGATCTCCAGCTTCATCCCGGGGGTGTATTCGAGAAAGCCATCCGGACGTGCCAGTTCCTTGCGGGCGGCCTCGACATCATCGACTGCGCCCTTCTCCGCGGTCGCCTGGTTGACGCTGAGCAGATGGAGGGATTTGGAGCGGCGCTTGTTGATCTCGTCCTGCAGGTCCTTGTAGCGTTTCACCACTCCATAGCGATTGCCGTTGCGGTCCACGTAGAGGGATTGCAGGATCAGCGGGCACTCGGGCTTACCAGTCTCCGCATCAATGTAGACGCTTTTCTGCGGGCCTTCGATGATTCCTACTCGGGAGAACACCACACGGTACCAGCCATCGCCCTCCTTGTAGTAGTGCTCGAGGATCTGCACGCGCTTGCGGCCGCGGTCAAACCAGCGGGGTCGATCATCGTACGTGTCAGTCGGCTGGGTAAAGCTCTGGCTCGTGAAGAGATCGAATGCGCTACCGATCTTGGGATAGGTGACTTTCGCCTCGTCCAGATCCATCCATTTGACAATGCCCTGATAGCGCGAATCACTGAAATCACGCAGCAGCGAGTGGCCGTCGTAATACAGCCGGTCCCAGCGGATGTAGCGGATGTGGACCTTCTTGTTCCCGCTCTTGCCGTAGGTCTGATTGTTATCCACGATGACCTCGGCACCGCCGAAGCCCTCGACCGTCATATTCTCGAAGACGGCTGACTTGATCTGTGAGAAGTTGCTGCAGTCTGCAACGTAGCGCAGCGCATCTGTCGCTGCATCCGCGCCGGGATCATCCTGGGGCGTACGGGGAAACGCCTTCGGATCGGTGCGTGTCTGTCGCTCCAGGCCTAGCAGATACTCGATCTTGTCCTTGATGCGGTTGTCGGTAATGGCCGGCTGACCGCGTCTGCACAGAATCTCGACCTCATCGTCCGACCACTGCTTGCCGTCGTAGTAGTCGCGGTGGATCTGCGCCTGCTTGCGCGCATCCCGCGTGGTGTCGGCCGAGAGATTGAACTGGTGGACGAAGCGCGCGAGCTGCTGATCGCCTTCGATCGGGTCGCCATCGCCGGCACCCGAAGCGCCGACATCCGGATTGCTGGCGTCGAGCTTTTTGGCTTTCTTACGCGCGGCCATGTTCGATCATCGCTGCCATGAGTGAGCGCGCATCGTTCAGGGCGTGATGCTCTTCCCCCGCAACATTGAGTATTCCCGTCTTGATCTCGGCAAACTCCTTGAACAGGATCGGCCAGCCCTTGGGCATATTCATGAAGCCGCCCCAGAGACGGCAGAACCAGTACCAGTCATAGGCGCCGTAGTAGCACCAGAATTCAGGGCTATCGCTCCCGATGAACCCTTGAATGCTGTGAGCAGCCAGTGAGAAGGTGGTCCGTGATGTACCTAGCTGCGGCAGTACATTCTCAAGCAGCCACGGCGTGATCTCGTGCGCCGGATAGTCGAACTCGAAATACCGGTGTGCTCCATCCTCTCGCACGATCGCAAAACTGATGAGCGCTGAGCAGGTGGGCGTATCAATGAACTCCGCATCGATTGCATATCTCACGCGGTTCGCCATGCTCGGGTCTCGGGTTCCTCAAAGAGTCGGGAGTAGGAGTCTTTCGGCTGGTGCTCTTTCGAAGCGCCCTTGGCCACCCACGGTCGGGACATACACGCATAACGCGTCTCATCCCCGGCGTGGTCTTCCATATGCGTATCCACATCCTCGGGACGTTTTGAATCGTGCTGCAGCATGGGGATAGTTCGAATGGTATGGATGCAGGTCTTGAAGAAGTACAGCATCGGCTTGCCATCCTGACCCCGTAGTCGAGCGCGCAGCTGATCCCAGCCGCCCATGGCGCCGCGTTCCGGCACCCGTTTATTGTCCGCAGGCCGCCAGATCACTGGCGCCATGCGTGAAGCGATACTGGGGCCACCATTGACTGCAAAGGCCGAAGGGTCTAGCACGCCATAGGCGATTTGATCGCCCTGCTCGCGGCTGCGTATGCCCTCCCCTAGTTGTTCTGCGTCCAGCTTTAAACCCACGTTCGGCTGGCCATCCTTCATGCCGTACCACTCGCGATACTTGATGAGTGCCCCGCGTGGGAACTGGGGCAATTCACCATCCGAAACGGCATACCAGCCCACACTGAAGGGTTCGGCTGACCCCCAGTCCATTGCGCGAAACCGTGTCCACTTTGCCGGCAGACTCAGCGGCTCAATGACGTGTTTGTCGGGATTGAATTCGGGGAAGAATGCCCCTTCGATCACCGACCAATCGCCTTCCTTGATGGCTCGCACGAAGTTCGGTGATCCCGCACCCTCCAGGCGATTCTCATAGCCGGGATCATTTGCAATCCCGATTTTGTTGTCCTGCAAGCGCGCTTTGATGAACAAGCGCTTCATGCCCGATCCGTCATTCGGCACGAATACATGCCCACCCAATGGGTACTCGTCGATCTTCCAATAGGCGCGCACGTTGTGGTGGCCAGGCCCGCCTGGGTTCGCACTGGCTCGAATACGCTTGTTCGGAATGTTCGCCGAGGCACTACGAAGCCGGGCTTTCATGCGCAGATACGGCGTCATGCTCGCCCACAACGCAATCTCATCCCAGCCGATCCACGTATAGGCGTGGCCCCAATACTCCATCCAGTCGTCGTCCGACTCCATGAAGCGCATCTTCAGGGTCGCACAGTTAGGCCAGGTCCAGGTCTTGGTCTGATTGCTCCAACTGACCCCCGGAAACCAGTTTGGGTAGATCTCCTTGCTGCGGCTGATCAGGTCCTCGAGCTGGGGGTAGTTCTTGCGAAAGAGGATGCCGTGCCAATGCTGACCGTAAGGCCGCGGAATATCCTGCGCGAAATCCCCCAGTAGAAAGTCACTCTTGCCGCCGAATACCGCACCGCCATAAAGCAGTTCATCAACCGTGTCCCGGCGAATGGCCGTTAGCTGGGGTCCCGGCTGGGCTCGCCACGGAATCACTGTCGCGCTGCTCGACAGGAATGGGCTGCGCTGCGTATTGACCGATGACACCGTCTACCTTTGCGTCGACTGAAGAGAGCTTGGGGTGCAAATAAGGCGCTGCCTCCTTGGCATAGGGCATGGCTGCTGCTGCACCCCCTTGCTCGTAGGCTTCCCGCATCGCTTCCAGCATCACCTCAAGGGGCGTGGTGCCTTCCTTGAGTGCCCGCATAGTCAGCTCTTGGCGAAGCTTCCCGATCGGCGTGTCGGCGCTCTTGGGACGTCCTGCGCCCTTTCGTTTACCGCCGCGAGTGCCCATTTGATTAAATTTGAATACGTTTGAATCAAATCTCGGATTCAAAGGTGTCGAATCGGTCAATCACAACCTTAGCCGTTTCAACAACATCGCTGATCCGAGAATGATCTGGCTCAGTGAGCACCTGCTTTCCTTGTAACCACTCCAATACGCGGCGCATCTCCACAGCCGAATTTCGCAACTCGTCTGCAAGCTTATTCATTGGACGCCCTGCATGTTGCGAATGCGATAGCTCAATTCCTGGGAGAGCTGGTTGTCTGTGCCGTAATCGCTCTGGATGGTCAGGATCCGGGTCTCGTAGGGATTGCGGTCATTCAGGATGGCGTTCGCCCCTGCCGGGATCGTGATCTCGATGGAGCTATCAGGCGTGGTGGTTTGCCAATCGAGCACTGGAGTCACTTGCTCGGGGACAGTCACGTCATCCAGGCGATAGCGAATCGTCACCGGCATGAACGATTCATAGCGCTCGTCTTTGAAGCTCACGGCGAACTTCTGACGGGACTGCTCCAGGATGGTCAGCATTCAAGTCCCATACCGATAGCGCTTCTTGGGATCACCGTCGCTCTCCAATCCGTTCTTGGCGCGATATGCGCGATAGGCCGTCTCCGCCCGACATGCTTTACACGCTCGTTTCCAATAGCCTTTCTCGAAACGCCATTGAGTATTGGCATCGGTGAACTCATGGCCACGCTTACATTCACCGCCGACCATCTTCGCTGCGATCTCGACGGGAGGCTGCATAGGCGGTTTCTTCGTACTCAATCGCGCAGTGCGTGCCCGCTGAGCGGCATTGAAGCAGGCCCGGCAGCGGCGATGTTTTGTGCGACCGTTGGGTTCGGTGTAATCAATCAGATTCTCGGGCGTAAGTTCGTGGCCGCGTGGGCAATGGGTGCCCGTGAAGCCACTCCATTTGAACCGTCCCTTCTGAATGCAGTCGCGAACGTTCTCCTGCTGCGTCCCCACAAATAGGTGATTCGGGTTCACACATAGACCGTTGTCACATTTGTGGCAGGCCACCATGTCTTTCGGGATGGGGCCTATCCAGTGCTCGTATGCGGCGCGGGCCGCGATCATCCATTTGCCGTCCTGGCAAATTCGAGGTCGCCCGTAGCGACTCAACATCTTCTTGTGATTCCACACCCAGCAGCCGGTCTTCGGATCAGGCGTGCTGTTATCCAGAATCTTGCGATCGACCGTCTTCTGTTTTCTCGGCATAACTTGCTCCGCTTAGGGAGCAAGATCATAACATCAATCTAAGGAAATGCCTATTTATGCAGCGGCAAAGGTCAATGTTACAGTCAACTGCCAAGCTTGCGTGTTAGTTTTTGTGCCCAAAGACTCCACTTTTCTCTGCCACATCACCCCGCTGGCGGCGGCATTGAAGGTGCCCCACTCCTGCCAGGCGAAATTGGCCTGACTGGTGCTGAAGGTGCTACGGAAGGTCACCGCGGCGCCCGAACGCGACGGATAGGCCGCATCCATGCCGATACGCACCTTATTCGTGCTGGCCTGCAAGTCGGTTTGTGCGGCCGAGAAGGCGGTCGTCGAGTCACCGACACCTAGATACGCGTTGGACGCGTTGATGTAGGTCGGCGTGTCGTTGATAGCACATTTGGCGATTTCGGTGGCGGCGGCGGTCGTGAGGCCCATTACTTTCTCCAGACTTGGGTCGGGCGGTCTGCGCCGCCGACAACGAGTTCCACACAATGAGGGTTGAGCAGGTCGCGGACGAGTGATTCGTAGTCACTGATGCCCGCAGGTTTGGGGTCCACGTCGCCATTGAATTTCGCGACGTAGTAGAACGCGCAGTCGACGTTGACTTGGATGCCGTCTTTACTCATATCGGGGTGATGCGAATCCAGG